TTTGGATTACCGGTATTTTGCTCACCGCTACGGTGCTTTTGACTGCTATCGAGATGAAGGATGAGGACTGATGTATCCCAGCCGCAAGTTTGTGACCCCTGACGAGTTGGCGAAGTGTCCGAACGGGGACATTCCTGCGCATCTTCTGTCGAATATTAAGCCTTACGGCCAACTTTTCTGGAAGGCTGCGAAGGCGTGGGATGCGATGCTGACGGCAGCGAAGGCTGAGGGGTTGGAGTTCTCCCATGTCGGTGCGTTGCGCACGTTGAAGGAGCAGGAGTCCCTGTTTGCATCCCGTTACAGCACTAAGTCCTCGAAGCGTGTCCCGCAAATCACCCGCACCTACAAAGGGAAGACTTGGTTCTTGAAGGACGGCATGGCCCCGGCTGGCACACCTGGCACCTCGAAGCACGGTTGGGGGTGTGCGGTCGATGTGGCCGCTGTCGTCAACAAGAAACTGATTAACCTCGGCGGGTCACAGAAACACGTTGATTGGTTGAAGGCGAACTGTGAGAAGTTTGGTTGGGCGTGGGGTGTGGGCGACCCGTCCAGCAAAGAGTTCGAAATCTGGCACCTCGAATGTTTCGATTGTGACAGTCTCCCTGCCGAAATGGTAGGCGGTCAGGTGGAGCAAGCAACGAAGGTAGCCAAGCCGACCCGCAAGGAGAAGAAGGGAAGGAAAGGTTTGAAGGGGTGACATGGCTAGAACTTTTATTTCTCTTGCTGTTCTTGGTTTCGCTGTGTGCATTACTTGCATTCTTGGCGCTCGTCTTCTCGAAAGACGATGGGACCACAGAGGGTTCTACGAATAATGGAACTGATAACGGTTGCGGTCATTGGCGCTGTGGGGACAGTTCTTGCGGCGCTCGTACAGGGGATGCGAAAAGAGAACCGTGACGACCACGCAGTCGTCGCTGATTCGTTAAACCGTATAGAAACCAAGATTGATGGGCACATCTCAGACCACCTCAAAGGCGACTTGTGACCTGCTAACCTGCGTCTCCTTATGACCCAGGCCGACATCGAAATCCTTGTAAAATACCTCCAAAAAGCGGTTGTTCCTGCTTCGGACCAGCCCGAGTTCATCAAGGCTTTCGAACGGTTACTTGCACTACGCAAACATCTGCTGGCTGCCGCATAGTAACCTTCAAGGCGTGACAGACCCACGCAATTTCCTTGTCTGCCCCGACTGTGGTAACGGTTGGGACATCTCCGAAGGGCGGTTCTGTTGGCTGTGCAAATCAGAAGGCGAACCAGACTGGCAGGACGATGGACCAGACGCAGCATGAGATGGTGCTCGTCAAGTGGGCTGACGCTCACGCAGGCGAAGGACATTGGGCGACACTAGAAGAACAAGACTCTGGTGACCACATCGTTCAAACTTGTGGCTACATCATCCCCGAGCAGGACGGTGGCAAGAAAGGCCATGTGACTATCGCCCAGTCACATTCGCCGGACGACTTCTACGACCACATCATCTACATCCCAACAGGGATGGTGAAGTCGATTGCGTTCCTTCGGCCTTTCACGAAGGATTTGCCTGCCGACTGATGAAGACCTGTTCGTCTTGCAAGAAACGCAAGATGCGTAACAAGTTCGGTAAAAGCACCCGCAGTAAAGACGGTCTGCGGGGGCAATGTTTGGTCTGTTACAACAAGAAGAAACATGAGTGGCGGCTCGCTAACTGGCAACGTGATAATGACATTAAAAGCCGGTACCGGCAGTCGAACCCTGACCGTGTGCGTGATGCGAACCTGCGCCAAAAGTACGGCATCAGTCTCATCGAGTACGAGTTCATGTTCGAGCAGCAGAACGGTCTGTGCGCTATCTGTGAGCAACCGGAACGGATAATAAACGGAAAGTCTAAGAAGGTTGCGCCGTTGGCTGTGGACCATTGCCACCAGACCGGCACCGTCAGAGGCTTGCTGTGTTTCTCTTGCAACATCGCTCTCGGCAAATTTCAAGACTCCCCAAAAATTTTGGCGAAAGCCCTTGACTATGTGACACCCCCTCGTTAGAGTCCCCCGCAATCATTCAACGATTGAAAGGGGACCCGCATGGGACTCAACAGGTATCGAATCAGTAAGCCGGAACACGGCGGTCAGGAATGGCTGAACGCACGGTTCCGTGACGAGAACGGCAACAGGCGTGTGTCTGCTTCGGCGGTCGCAGCAATCTACGGGTTGCATCCGTTTGTGCCGATGGACAACTATGCAGCAGAACTGCTGTCAGACACGCCCCCTGTGCCTGTCGCTCCGAACGCTGCTATGGAACGAGGCAACCGTCTCGAACCGTTCGTGATGGAATGGGCAGCCGACAAACTTGGTGTGCCGTACATCACACCCGACGAAATGTTTGTTGCCGAATCAAAGGGCGGTGCCCGTATGGTTGCGACCCTCGACGGTTTCTATGAGACTGGCGACGACAGGGCTGTGTTGGAAATCAAAACGACGACACGGGCTTGGGATGGCGAGTTGCCGGACTATTGGCGTATCCAAGGTATCCAGCAGGCAATCTGTGCCGATGTGACCGAGGTGACTTGGGCGGTGTTTGACCCGTCGATGCAACTTCATCTCCATGTGCAGACAATTACGCCCGCTGAGCAGGCTGAGCATATTTCGGCAGTTGAGAAGTGGTTGAATGCTATCGACCTCGGGATGACTCCGGCTGGTGTGAAGTGGTCGTATGAGACGGTTTCGACCCGCTATCCGAAAGCGGAACCGAAAACGGTCGAACTTGAGGTTCAGGCCATCGACATCATTACGCAACTCAAGCACGTTAAGTCTGAGTTGAAGTCGTATCAGGAGATGGAAGACAAGTTGAAGGCCGAGTTGTGCGAGTTGATTGGCGAAGCCGACACCGCTACAGTTAACGGTACGGTCGTTGCGACTTGGAAAGGGCAGACGAGGGATTCGCTTGACATCAAAGCGTTCAAGGCTGCACGACCCGATGTCGCTAAAGAGTTCTCTAAGCAAGTAACAACCAGAACCCTGCTTCTGAAAGGAGCAAAGTAATGAGTGAGAAACCAGCAGTACAAATCATCGAACTTCTGTCGAAAGTGATGGAAGATGTCGGTGCTGTTCGCAAGGGTGAACGGAATCAGGCACAGAATTTCAACTTCCGTGGCATCGATGCGGTCGTCAACGCAGTCTCCCCGGCCCTGCGGAAGCATGGGGTTGTGGTCACACCCGAGATTGTGTCGAACGATTACACGACTGTTGAGGTTGGCAAGAACCGCACCTCGATGGGTCATTGCCGTGTGACGGTCACCTACAAGTTTTGGGCACCAGACGGCTCGTACCTGCCGACTACCGTGTCAGCAGAGTCAATGGACTCCGGTGACAAAGCGACCGCCAAAGCAATGTCGGTGGCGTTCCGTACCTGCCTGCTACAAACCCTCTGCCTCCCTACGGATGAGACTGACCCTGACCATGAGGTCTACGAACGTGCCCCCCGTGGGGAGACGAACCGTAGCGCAGCACCCCGTCAGCCTGTAGCGGAACCGGCAGACAACGAAGAACTGTCCGCCGAGCAACGCCAACAGTTGCAGGCAGCCTGCGCCAAGGCCAATATCGACCCGCAAGTCATGGCAGCAAACGCAGGTCTCGATTGGCATGGCGATTTGAAGAACTCGGACATCCCTGCGCTCCGTGAAGCGTTCAAGGAACTCAAAGCGTTCAAGGACGGTCAGTAATGGCAAACAAACGTACTGTTGACCCGACAGGCTCGGAGGCATCAAGTCAGATTGTCGGCATCCGGTTGACCAACACACAGTTGCAGCAGATTGCGACGATGTGCGAGCAACGTAAAGTGTCCCGTTCGGAATTGATTAGGCAGTTAATTAATCAGGCATGGCTTCTCGACCAGCAACCCGAACCGTTCTAGAACACGGCACGGCGAGAGGGTACAAGCGGGGCTGTCGGTGTGAACCGTGCAAGGTGGCGTTGACGGAATACAACCGTTCTCGATACCGGAAACAGCCACGGCTTCCGTTTGACCCGATTCTTGCTGTGATGACATCGCATCAACGAGCCGCACATGAGGCTCTTATCAGGTCTCGGGCTGGGAAAACTGTCAGCGTGTATCAAGCCGACCGGCTGTGCTGCAAGTTGGGTTACCACCCGTGGACGGTTTATGGAGATTTATGGTTTCAGGAACTTTGGGAGAGAGATGAGTAAGCAGAAACAGAAAGGGACTCGGGCAGAGAACGCTGTTGTCGAGTTTTTGAAGAAGAACGGGTATCCGTATGCGGAACGTCGTGCGTTGGCTGGGGTCAACGACAAGGGCGATGTGACCGGCATCGGCCCTGTTGTGATTGAGGTGAAGGACCATCAGAAGATTACGTTGGCCCAGTTTATGTCGGAGTTGAAAGAGGAAGTGAATAACGCTAATGCTCAGACTGGTGTGGCTGTGGTCAAACGGCGAGGTACTTTGCAGGTGGGTGACTGGTACGCCGTGATGCC